AAGCTGCTTTACGGCTAAAACCAAAAGTTTGCGCCATTGCAACTCTTTCTTTTCTAACAGACAGATTAGTTTTTTTCTTTTCTAGTCTATTTAAAATTTCTGGAATAACAACAGATTTTGTTTTCTCTAAAGACTCAGCTAAAAATCTTTCTCTTGCATCTTTTCTATTTTGTCTATCTACCTGTACTGCTCTTACACCAGCCCAAAAACCTAATGCCATATTAACTACCTCTCGCCATTAAACCAACAGTAGCTTCTTCTTCAGGAATTTCTTGTTCAACAGTTTCTTCTGTAGGTTCTTCTTCCATTTCAAGTTCACCAAGTTCATCTATAAATACTTCTCTTGCTGATTCATTTTTTTTCAAATCTTGAAGTTCTTTATCAATTTCTACTAAACCTTGATCTACTTCTTCAGATAAATCTTTTTCATTCATTGAATAACTTACACCTACAACATCTAAAATTTTAGATATAAATTCCATAATTGGTTTTTTAACTGCAAGACTAACATCAATAGTATGTATACCCTCTAAAACACAAGCACGTAAGTAACCTTCAACGATGGTTTCAATATCAAAACCAAAATCTATAGCAGCAATAATTTTTTCTAATATATCAGCATCATTAAAATAATTTAAATGACCTGCTAAAGCTTCTTCAGCATTTACAATTTCTGGAGGTTGTTCGTATGGAGCATTTCCCGGTTCTCTTGTAAGAGATTGACCCGGTATAGGTGCTGTAAAATCTAAGGATTCTTGTTCCATTATTGTGTCCTTCTTGGTACTAGTGATTGATTTGTAGTTGGTAGTTTAACTAACTCTGCTTCCATAATCCTACGATTTCTATTTTCTCCATCGTTATCTTCAGTTAGTGTTAGTATTGCTTCTGCTATTTTGTCGTTGTCACCAGACTTTAATGCTTCTCTAATTCTTTCTGGAACTCTTCCATAATTATATGTAATAGATACTGTTGCAGCTTTAGCGTTATCAGACAAAGCATTCCAAGATTTTCCAATAGTATTTTTTATAATTGGTACAAAATCCTCTGTTATTCTTTTTTCTAAAGCTTTTAATGCTTGTTCTTTACTTACGACAGTATCTTGTGTAACCTCTACTGGTTTACCAGTATCATCATACAAAGTATCTGTACCATATCCTACTCTATAGTGATCAACATCCCAATAAGCTTTATCTTCAAAACCCTCAAACTGTATTAAACTATTTCTAGATATCTCTTTCCAGTTAGCACCTTTAGCTACTGCCGTAGCACCAACACCTTCTGCTCTAGTTTTTGGTCTTTTCTTTTTAGATTCTAATTCGTCAATTATTTCAGAAACTCTAACATTACCAAAATCAAAATTAGAAATACTAGAAGAATACTGACTAATAGAATCAGAAACACTTTCTTCTGTAACTTCTTTTGTCTCTTTAAATTTTTTCATAATACTACCAGAGGAACTTGTAATATTTGGTTTGTCTTTTGCAGTTGACATTCTAGAACCAAAACTACCTACTCTTGTTCCCCTAGAACTTAAAAAAGATTTTTCTTCTGCCATGTTTAACTCTTTCTATTAATCAAAAGGCCATAATAAATCAAGCAAAAAACTTGTTTGATCTTTATTTTCAGAATATTCTAATGATTCTCTTACTGCTTCTAAATCTTTATCTGCTATTAAAAGACTTAGTATCCTATCTAATGTATTATCTTGGGCTTTAAAAGCCATATCCATAATATCTCTTTCTCTTTGCCAAATTTCATCCAGTGTTTTATTTGTAAGAGCATTTACATCTTTTGCATATTCTCTGTTTATACTATTTTCTTCAGCAGTATTTAATGTTGCTACATTTTGTCTCCATAAAGTATTTGCTTGTGCAACAACTAATCTGTTAGTAGCATTAAATTGTTTTCTTTGTTCTCTTAAACCTGCATTATATTGTGAAGCTGCATTCTTTTGTCCTGCATTAAATTGTTCAATAGCATTTATTTGACCTGCATTAAACTGACTTACTTGTGTTACTAAGTTTGCCATAAATTGTTTTGTTTGATTTTCACTAGCAGCATTAAATTGTTTAGCAGCATTATCTGCAGCTTGATCATTAAAAATAGATTGAATAAGAGACTGAGATTTAAACATACTAGTTTGTTGTCTGTTATTTAAATTAGCCATATCCATTTGTAAAAATGCATTAGCATTTTGTACAGCAGCTTGTTGTTCATTTGATAAGTTCTGCTGTTCTAATTGTGAAATAGCAGCAGCTTGTGCCATAACCATAGCTTGATCATTTGATAAGTTTGCTAAGTTCATTGTATTTGCAGCACGACTATTTTCTAATGCTATTTGTTGTTCAGCATTAAAATTCATATTTGCTACATCAGCAATACGAGATGCATTTTGAACTCTTGCTTGAAAGGCTTGATCAAATTCTTGACCAATAAACTGTGCTCTTTGTTGTGCTGCAAGCATAGCACGTTGTTGACGGTTTGACAAGTTCTGCATTTCAAATTGTGGAAATGTTTGAGCATCAGCCATAGCAATAGGTAATGCAGACTCCATAGCAGCTTGTACAGCAGCTTGTCCTGCTATGCTAGATGCACCTAGTCCTCTAGCTGCCATCTTACCCATAGCTGCTCTCATAGCTCCTGCAGCCCATGCAGGTGTTTCCCCACCTTCAAAATCAGACATTAAACCTTCTAATTGATTTTGTACCATTGTTTTTGCAGATGGAGTAGCTTCTGCAGCCTGTATTTGTTCTGTAAATTCAGAAGCTTTAGCTGCATCTGCGACACCAGATACAAGTTCTCCATCTTGTATTTCTCTTTGTACGGGATTCTGCATCATAATAGCAGATCCTTGTGCTGCTTGTAGATTACCCACAGCAGTTTTAGTAGGATCTACTGTCGCAGCTTCTACCATTGATTCTGCAGAAATTTCTCCTTGTTCTGCTTTAACATCTTTTAAAGCATTATCAACAGATTTTTTTGAAGTTGTAGCATCAAATGTACTTGCTGAAATTTCTTTTGGTGCATCTACAGTAGCAGTTTTACCAACTGTAGTAGCAGTGTAACCTTTAGCTTCACCTGCTATTTCCCCTGTACCTTCATCTAAAGTAGTACCTTCAGTTGCAGGATCTATTTCAACTATTTCTGGTTTTTTAATAGTTCCTTCAGGATCAGTTACTGCACTTAAAGATAAATCACTAACCCCAGTTTTCATCTCGTCTACTTTTATTTGAGTAGCTTCTTGAACTGCAGTGTTATACGCCTCTGCATCTTTTTCAAACTGTAATATATCTGCATCGTATTTTTCTTTTGCTTTTACATATGTATTATAAGCTTTAAGATTCTTTTTATACTCAGCATTCTTTTTTTTCCATTCTTCATGCGGAGCATTTAATGTTTTTAACATTTCTTTAGCTGCTGCTGCAGCTTTACCTTTTTGACCCGGTGGATTAAAATATTGTGTAACTTTTATATCGCCAGATACTTTGTTTTTTAATTCTGCTCTTTCTGCTTTACTTTTATCTTTAAACCTATTTTGAAAATGACCATATTTACCCGGATCTTTACCGGGATCTTGTGGTTTTTGTACAACTTTAGGTTCAACAGGCTTTGTTGGTTTTTCTAGACCACCTTTATTATAACCTACAATATAACCACCATTACTTAATTTTGCTATTGGTTTTCCTTTAGTTATTTTATTTAATGCACTGGACATTTTTCCAACACCAGAAGCTGCACCGGGATTAGATGCAAGAAAAGCTTGTATCTCATCCGATTGGTTAGAACCATTATAGTTCCAAAATTTATTTAGATAAGTTTGTGTTTGAGTTCTATCCATTATAATTACCTATTTATATTTATAAAATTACCAAGGCCAATAATTTTTTATGTTTATCCACCCCATATGGTGTAGGTAGGCTATAGAGCCAATAGCAGAAGCTGTAATGAGAAAGAAAATACCTGCTAGGGTTATTGCTAACTCTTGTCTTGCCATAGCGTCACGTCTTGCTTGAGCTTCTGCTTCACGTTTTTCTTGTAAAACTTCTTTTCTTATGCGGAGTAATTCCAACCACTTGCTCCTGCCATACGTCTGTGTGATCCATTCCTGCAATTCACTCTCAGCTTCTGCTGCTTGACGTACCTTTGCCCAACGGTCTAGTGCAGTGGCATTGACACTTTTACTAGAGATACCTTTTTTCTGTAAAGTTTTTTTAGCTTGATCTGTTGCATCAAAGAACTGACCAATTTGTTTACTTAAACCTGCTACGGACTTGCCTGTTTGAAGACCTAACTTTATTCCGCTTAAAATTGTAATAGGGTCCATGACTACATTCCATCATCCATAGGCCTTATCATTCTGTTATGTTCACGGTTCATGTACTTTAGCTCTGTCTCTAGTAAAGCTATTCTCTGTTTAAGTTGATTGATAGAACTAAATGTTGCAAGCATAGCACCCATCTCTTCCCATACCTCATCACTGTCTTCCCATAGTTCTGCTATGTCCGACTTACTTTCTTGTACATCACGTTTAAGGTTTACTGTATCTTCTACAGCCATGCGACTAGCAAACTGTTCTACATTTTCTTCTAGTGATTGTATAGTAGCTGCCTGTTGGGATACCCACCAAACACCACCTGCAAGTTGTACAGCCATTGCCATAACTAGAGCTATGGGAAGTTTCATGTTTTCCATTTATAACCTATAAAGTTATGCAGCATCCTCTACTTTTTCTTCAATAGATTCTGCAAGCATGTTTACAAATGCTTCACGACCAACAGACAATTGATCTAAATTAAACTTTGTAGATTTAATTTTACGGTCTAAATCTGTTACGTGAGCTATTATTGTTTTCTGTTCTACAGTCATATCTTCTAATGCATATTCTACATTATTGATAATAACTGGCGTTGTTTTTTTCTCAGCCATTTATTTTCTCCTTTTCTGACTAATTTTATTTGGCTTCTAGAGCCTCCACTTTAGCTTCAAGTGTTTCAATTTTTGCCATAGCTTCTTGCAAGGCTTTAACAGCTTTCATATATAAAATACTATATTTAACTGATAAAAAGTTTTGTTCGTTACCATCATCGTCTAATATTGGATTATCTTCAGCATCTTTTTTGATGTGTGTCTTAACTAATCCATTCATTCCTGATGCTTGTAAATCTTGAGCTATAACACCAAGCATATTAGGCGCATCAAGATCATCATCTTTCATCGAGTATTTTTTGATTTGTAACGCCTTAATATCATCCCATTGAGAACCAGAAGCCTCAATGTTTTCTTTTAGACGTTCATCTGATGTAGAAGTAAAAGAGTTGGTAGCACTTAAAAAGTCTCCGTTAGCTTCGATCTCTGCTTTAACAGTGTTACTGTCAACATACTTAAAAACATCATCCCCACCAGAACTTGGTGCTCTAACATTCATTCTTACATATGTGCTGGAATTATCATACCATATAATTACTTGTTCTTCAGTTCCGTTAAAAACTGCTTCTGCACTTCTACCTACGTTTAAACCGCCTCCCCTTATATAAACATCATTAACATCAGCAATTTGCAAACCACCTTCTGTTCCTGATGAGTCTGTATCAGCCCTTCCTGCAAAAAATTCTAAGTGAAAGTTACCAGAGCTATCATCGGCTGTACCAACCATGCCACCAAATTTTACACCCGAAGAATCCATTGAACGAATCAAGTAACTTCCGATTTTATTTCCTGCAGCAATAGTAGTGTCATTTCTATTTGCAATATATGTTCCACCACCAGACCCTGAGTTGGCAATCATACGTCCACCTGAAACATTGGTAGGCTCCATAGAAGTTGGATCGTCTGTGCCAAAGCCAATATCGCTATTAGTAACAACCAGTATATTAGAAGTAGCACCAGCCGTAAATTTCATCTTATTGTCAGAATGATCGTATGAAATTTTACCAACATCTAAATCACTTGTGTCTCCAAGTAATAATTCCGATTTACCAGATGTTCCACCAACAATAACAAATTGAGTATCATCGGAAGTATCAGCACTAATGTTCTGTCTAATACTTTCTGGAGAAACAATAGTTAATGCCTCTGTATCTGTAGCCCCTGCCACTTCCCCTGACTTTGCTACATAAAATTTTAATCTTCCATCTTCTGCACCATCAGCAACATCAGTGGCTTGTGCCAAAATTACAGCGTAATCTGTATCATTTCCTCCATCATCCTTACCTTGAAAGTCTATTCTACCAACAAGATCATTGTTAGCAGGGCTTGAAGAGCTACGATATAAAACTAGATCAGGCGCAGATGCGTTACCATTATCTGTATTTTCAATAATAACTTGGTCTGAAGCATCACTTCCTTTTATGTGGAGTTGAGCCAATGGCGCATCAACACCAATACCAAATTGTCCACTTGTATCTATGCGGAGTCGTTCTGTAAAAGAATCAGTGCTTTCATTCCAATGACCTAATTGAAAAACTTCATCATGCGGAACAGTTATGTCACCTTCAGTTCCACTACCACCAGCTATATGTAATGCTGGACCAGTTGAACCTATATCTACAATATGTAGTGTGCCTTCTGGAGTAGCTGTACCAATCCCAATTGCCCCTGTTGACGTAATTCGAAGATGCTCATCTATACCACCACCACTAGCTCTAGTTTGAAATGCTAAATCAGTAGCATTTGTACTATTACTAGGTTTTATAGCAGTTATAGCAGCTTGAGCATTTGTAGAACCATTGTTAGCAGTAGCTTGCAATCGAATACTACTATATTCATTTGCATCACCAGAATTATTGATTTTCTTAAAATGCGCTGTTGCATTAGGAAAACCAGTTTCACTGTAAACTTCTTCATCTGTTCGTACAACACTTAAATTAAAATCGGGAGCCTCTGTACCAATTCCAACTTTGCCGTCAGCTAAAACATTAAGTAAAGCGTTTGCACCAAAGAATCCAATTTCAAACCTGTTAGAACTACTACCACTACCAGCATAGTAAAAATTTAAAGAAGCAGTATCATTAGTCGTTCCGTCTTTACCTAACATTATTTGATTTCTAGCACCCACAGGAATATTTGCTTGATATGCTTCTATAGCTTTAGGAAAGTTATTACTTGAACTGGTGTTGTCTATTTGTAAACAGGCACTACCATTAATACCATCACTAGTAATTACTACATCATCACCAAAGGCTGCTCCTGCATTAAAGGTAGCTTTTCCTGCTGCAGACATATCGAGGGTAAGTGCAGTAATATCAGAAGAATCATCAGTCCCTTTAAAAATTATATCTGTATCAGAACCAGTTGTATCTATTGTTAAGTTACCTGTAGCGTTTGTAATTGTACCTGCAGAACCAGTATGTGTTATTTGTAAATCGTTATCTGCACCAATATTTAAAACTGCACTATCAGAACTTAAAGTAAGATCAGCAGCTAAAGTAGTATTACCCGAACTATCTATAGTAAGTCTTGTATTTGTTCCTATTGCAGATGTACCAATTTTAAATTTATCACTATCACCATCATCAATACCCATAGTAAAAGTTTGAGTTCCTGATAATGCAAAAGAAATAAATGGATCACCATCTGTTGCAGTATTATTTACAATTAATCCTGTAGTAGAACCTGCACCTCCTAATGTTAGACTTGTATCTGCAGTATGCGTAACTGTAATATCATCATCAGCACCGAAAGAAAGTATAGCACCATCATGTTGCAATTCTAAATCTTGAGTTAGTGTAACGTCACCATCAGCACCTATAGCTATAGCATCTGCATCTGAAGCAGAACCTATAGTACCTGCATTGTCTACTTTTATACTACCAACTGTGGCAACACCATCAAGAAACATGTCTTTAAATAAAAGACTGTTTGTACCAATATCAAGTGTATTAGTAGTTTTAGGTTTAATTTCTGTAGCACTAGCTACAAAATCTTGTACAGGTCCAAGTACGGTAACAGCACCACCTTCTGCAGATGTTCCATCGTGTGTATGACCACTTGTACCAAATGCACTAACAATTGCATCAAACTCTCCATCAAAATCAGATGCATTAATAACATTACCATCAGCAATGTTATTTCCTGTGTCATTTCTAGTATATCCTGTTCCCATTTTTAATTACCTTCTTGTGTTGTTTCCATATTCTAATGTTATAGCGTCTAAAGAAAAAGGTGGATTTGTATTATCTGATTCAAATTGTAATGACGCTGTAAATCCAGATCCAATTAATTGAGTTTCAAAAAGTGTTTGTAGTTTAGTTCCATATACAGAATTTGTTGCTCCATATGTTGCGGTTCCAAAAAAAGAAACTGAACCAGTAACATTATCAAAATTTATTTGAGTTGGTTGTACACTATCTTTTTGATCAAAATCTAATTTTAAACTCAAATCAAAATCAACACCTCCTTGTGGATCTGTATATATGTGTGATTTATAAAATGTTTTTCGTACCCTTGGATCATTAATTGGTAAATAAGGAGTTGCAAAAGTAGTTTCTATATTATCTCCATCAAAACTATTACCATCTTCCATTTTATATAAGTAACCATCATCATTACCAAATACAATTGTTTCTGAGCTTTGAAAAAATCTACTGTCTGCTACATATGCACGTATACCTTTTAGTTCAGCCCAAGACATTCCATCACCGCCTTGGCTTGCTGTTTGTGTCCCTAATATACCTTGAGAGTTTTCTTCTTTTATACTTAAATTAAACCCAAATATTCTATATTGAGATTTATTACGAATAACTATACTTGAAAAAGATGTACTTTGTGAAATAAAATTAGTTAAATTTTTTTGTATTGTTTTAGATACTACACCTAAACCAAAATCACCAATACGATCTGTAGCACTTAAAAGTCTTAATCCATCAGGAGCAAGAAACATTATGTCTCCACCAATCTCCTGTATTGTATCAGAATCTACACAACCTATGTCTAATGTAATTGGTTGTAAAACAAAATCAACAACAGTGTTACCAACAACTTTAAATATAGAAGATTCAGTAAATATAATTAACTGTTCTCTAAATACAATAAGTCCTGTAATATCAGCACCTACAGATATTGTACCAGAACCATTGGCTACTGTAAAGTCATTATCTGTGTAAGGAGCAGTAAAAGTTATTAAGTTATCTTTACCAAAAAATAATTGATTCTTAAAATTAACTACAAACTTTGCGCTAACTGCATCAGATGGAGCATCATCAAGAACAGTAAAAATATTATTATCATATAAAGCAGGAGCACTAACTCCATCTACTATGGCAATTTTTTCTGTGCCTGAAAAATTATATCTGGAAAATCTAGTTTTACCAGCATTTTCTCTTGATGTACTTAAAAAAGTTATTGCAGCATTATCTGCAGGAGAACTTGCCAATGCAGGATTAATTGCTAATGTTGCACCCCCAGAACTTACACTTGCATCTGCAGTAAGAGTATAGACAAGATCAACACCTGCAATTTTAAATACATCACCTGCTTGTGGTGCTCCTGTTAATCCATCTACAACAAGACTTGTACCAGTTTGTGAAGCACCGTTTACAAGAACAGTACCATAATTAGGCACATTAATATGTGTTATAGCACTAGTACTTACTTTAAATAAATCATCGTTTTTTGCGACAATAACATTATCTAAAAATACACCACAACCAATCATTAAATAATTACTAGTAGTTGTAACAAATGTAACTGTTGCTGCATTTGCAGGTGAACTTGCAAGAGAACCTGTAAGAGTTAGTGTAGCTCTATTGTTTGTAGCATCAAAACTTACACCACCTGCTGCTATTGTATATGTTCCTGTAACACCTGTAATACTAAATGTATCACCTGCTTCTGGTGTTTGATGAACATTACCTATAATAAGTGTAGTGCCTGATTGACTTCCACCATGTACTACAGGAGCACCATATGGTGGTATAATAGAATTATTATATTTAGTAAAACCTTCTATTCTACGATAACCACCTTCTATTGAAGGTTCAAAATTTTTAAGTATTCTTGCAGAACCGGGTATATTAATACCCTGTTGTAATGGACTCATATTAGTAATAAGCCCACCCTGAAACTCAATAGGGTATGTTTCACGAGTTGTAGGCATATTTAAGAAACTCTAGTGTTTGTCTGAACTGTAGTGTTTATAACAGTTGATCTAAGATAATCATACCTATTAATATACAGGCTTCTCATTTGTTTTATTTCTTGTTCAAAACGATCTTGCATCATTGCAGATTCTTGGCTTTCACCTCTAAACATATAAGCAAAGTACATTGCTCCATCTACAATTACATATCTAAATTGTTCAGGTATACTTGGAACATCTGTTGAATTAATAAGATCTACAGGTAATCTGTAATATTCATAAACAAGTTCATATGCTTTATCGGGTGGATTTATAATTCCAAATTCAGAACTAGGAGCTTTAAAAACAAGAGTTGGACATGCCCTTAAAGATTCAGAGGTATTATATTCAAAGTCAGAAAAAGTTTCTAAGTATTCTTCATAAGATAAAAGATTTAATTTTTTTGTTTCATTACCAAGTGTATCATTTCTTTTAATTCTAAAAGTATTAAAATTAATTGTTTTAGTATCACTAGGAAATGCATATCTTACAATACCCGGAGTAAGTGTTTCTGTTGCTTCTACGTGATTATAAGGCCATTCATATTCGTGTTGATTAATAAAACGAATAGATGCATTTACAGCATCTTTAACCATAGCATATTCACCAGTAACAGTTAAAAAATTACTTGTAGTTAACTCTATTTCATTAAGCCTACGATTTACATCATTAACAAGTCCAAGATAATCATATGCCATTTATCGTTCCTTTAATCGTAATTTAATACTACGTTCTGCTGTACTTCCTGTGCTATCAGTCATTTGACAAAAGAAAGTATATTCAATATTATTTTGACCACCAGCAATATTTATTGTAGCAACAGTATTTGTGTTTGTTTGAGAAACATTTTGAATACTATCAGTTGTTGCACTACTAGAAGCTGTTGTTAAATTTTGCCCTGCATTTATTCTTGTTTTAGTATCAAATAAATTAGATTTTACAAACCATATTACTGAAGTTATAGTAGCTGTATCAAGAAATCTTGACCAATCTACACTGTAATCTAATGTTTCATCTGGATCTTTACTAGGCCAACGAAAACTCATTATTAAACCTCTTCTGCATATACAACTCTATCAATAGATTTAGGTTTTGTTTTTACAAAAACTGTTCT